TCCTTCTGATCCATGTTTCCTCCAGCTTCTCCCAGAGCGGCCCCGTCCCGGATCGGCACGGGACAGGGCCTGCCTGGGGGAGAAGATGCGTTGATCCTAGCGGGGCTCGATCCCGCTGACAAGGGGAAGGAATGCCGGATTCCGGATGATCGTATCGGCCAGACCGGTCTCGATGGCGCAGATTTGCTCCTCCTGTAGACCGATGCCGTATAGGTCGTTGATCGCCTCCAGGACTTCATGGAGAAGGGTCCTGCGTTGGATGGCTTCGGTACAGGAGGAGTTGATGGTGATCGTCGGGATGGGGCCCTGCTGCCACATCCCGAACAGCATCTCCCCTTCGGATGCTTCGATTGGCTCGGTCCGGATAACCACATCTAGACCGGCGATGACGATGGATTGAGACACCCCCATACCCCCCCTTCAGGTATCTACTTGGACTCTTGTAAGAGACTCCCAGTTACTCAATGAGTAGTCTGGATAGTGGTCCTACCAGTACCTATACCTATACCCTATAGGTACTTATAGGTATCTAGAGTTCTTCTAGAGTTCTTCTAGAGTAGTCTAGAGTTCTTCTAGCCCCCTTCCATAGAGACCCTAGATATCTCCATAGGGGGGGACGGGGGGTCGTCCCCTGGGGTCGGATCCGTGTCTCCCCTGGAAGGGTGGGAAGGGGATCACCGGAGGTGGATCACTTCCGGCTATTCCAGGAATAGCTCTTAGGTTCTCTGGGTTTGGGGATCAGTCGCCCTTCCATGAACCGCTCTATGCGCTCGTCCCGTTCCCGGTCCCGCGTCTCCCGGATCCTCTCGTCGGCATCCTGTGCCATCTGTTCGGTCCAGTAGTTGACGGCGATGGCCAGGGCATCGAGTCGGTCGTCGTGGAGCAGGGCTCCCCTTGCCTTGACGATCCGGGACATCTGGTAGAAGAGCGAGTAGTGCAGGCTCTTGTCGGATGTCTTGGCGGTCTCGTAGTCGCGCTGGATCACCCGTGAATCGACCACCAGCTTGTGCTGGTTCATCACGGGCTCCAGGGTGTCGATGATCCGCTTCTCCTTCTGCACCGAGTGCCGGACCTCCTCGATGAAGCAGTTGTGGCCCGCCCGCAGGTGCGGCTTCAGCAGCTCGGTGAACATTCCGTCACCGAAGTTGGACTCCACGACGATGTGGTTGACCTTCTGCCGGGCCGCGATGGCGACCAGCTCCTTCAGGGTCCTCTCGTCGTACCCGCCGGGCAGTCCTCCCGCCTCGGGGACGAACAGGAATCCGTTCAGCATCTTCACCACGCAGAACGCGGTCTCGTCGGTGCCGCGGCCGGAGGGGTCGATAGCCATGACCGATCCGTTGTACGGGCGGGGATTGTTTGCGTCGATGGCGGCGATGGCCCTGTACCACCTGTCGCCGTTCAGGCCGACGCACGGCAGGTCCTCGCACGGCTTGTCCTTTCCCCAGACCAGCTTCTCCGGTGCCCCCTCCAGGTCGCATTCGCTGACGATGATGTCGGACAGCCGGAGTGGGTACCGGTCCAGGTCGCTCAGGCTGGTGTCCAGCATGAACTGGAGCGAGAAGCCCGACCGGCCGAACGACATCTCCCGCTCCAGGAGATCGACCTCGGAGAACCGTCGGGGATCCGTCGGCTTCCCGACCAGGGTGGGATCCTGATCGACCTTGGCCGCGATCTCCGGTGCCAGCTTGGTCCCGTAGAACTCCCGCAGCCGGGCCTCGGGGAAGCGGGCGGGCCAGATCCGGATCTCGTACCCGCGCTCGGGCAGGGTCGCGTACAGCGATGCCTCCGTCTGCGGCGTTCCCAGGTAGACCACGCGGCCGTCCGGCTTCAGGACGGCATCGAACTCCTTGACCGCCTCGGAGAGCTTGTCACGCATCATCTGCGTGAGGCTGTTGTTTGCGCTTTCCACATCGTCCGCGACGATCAGGTCGGCGCGGCTTCCCGTGATCTGGCTGGTGATTCCCTTGCTCACCACGCTCGGGCTCTGGCTCGGGGGCGCAAGCCCCACATCGAACGCGATCTTCGACTGCCGCTGGTCCTCCCTCGGGCGCAGGTGCGCCAGGATGTCCATCGTCTCGATGATCCGCAGCGTGAAGGTCGTGAAGTCGTCCGCCCGCTGCTTGCTGCTGCTGACCACCAGGATGTTCTTGCTCGGGTCCAGCAGCAGCTGATGGATCACGAACGCTGAGGTGACGAAGGATTTCCCGACACCACGGAAAGCCTGAATCACGCATCGCTTCGGTCCAGTCTGTAGATATGCCGCCAGGTCGTACTGGACGGGGGTGGGTTCCGGAAGTCCGAGATGCTGCCAGGTCAGCCACAGAAAGTTGCGGAAGTCCTTGAGCCTGGGGTCGATTTCCATCTGGTTTCGTTTCTAGCCCCGTGGATGCCCGCTACAGGCGTTTCGTTGGTCGCGTAGGGGTTCCATAGGGGTCGAGTCTGGAACGCCTGTACGGCCGTTCTAGACGGCTTCCTGGGCATCCTGGAACGGCAGGGCCTGGGACAGCTTCAGGATCGGGGATCCCGCGGCCGGTACTGCGTTGATGTTGTTGTCCTTGAGCAGCTGTCTGGCAACACCCAGGTCCGCAGCGGTCGCCTCGCCCGATTCGATCTTGTCGATCAGGTTCTGCGTCAGCAGGTCGTGCAGACGCTCAAGGAGCTCTGGGCGGTTCACGGCTGCCCCGCAAGAATCTCGTCGGCCCGTGCCTGCGTAAGCAGTCCGACAGAGACGAGGTAGTTCATTCCAGCAACGGTCACGGAGTCGTTGTTGAGGATCAGCTGCGCCGCAGAAGCAAGCTGAATGAAGTCGGCAACAGCCGCGTCAGTCGTAGCTGCGGCGCGGAATGAAGCGCGTTCTTCAGCGGTGAAGCGATTCAGAAACTCGTAAGAGGTGAAGGCAAGTTCGATCATGCGACCCCCAAGTAGACAGCAGGCATATAGTAGTTGTTTGCGACAAGGGTTCCGGTTGGCATCGTCGGAAGAGGAACCGAGTAGTTCACCCCTGCGATAAAGAATCCGACGAACGGAGTAGTGGCATTCGGATCGTTGTACATGGCGGGCAGCGCGTTGTGGTTTATCGCGCGCATCTGGAACGACGAGGCGTTGACATGAGTTGCAAGCCAGTATTGCGTACCAGCCGTCATGCTCAATGTCGCGCTCGTGTCCTCCTTGAATCCGGTGGTCGAGCAATCAAAGTTTGACGACGAAACGAGAGGACTTCCCGTGGGGTATCCATCGCTGTCGGAAGCGTAGATGCCGATCCGCGACAGCGATCCAGCAGAGGCCGTTGTCACATAGAGGCCCACGCTGTTCACAGACCAGCTTCTTTTTGCCACAAACGGCAGAAGCCAGAGCCGGTTGATGAGTGCTGGAACCGTGCTTAGACTGGTGCAATCCTGACTCGCCGACAAATAGCGGCCCGCTGGCGGCTTTACAGAAGGAGTGGACGATGTGAATCCTCCACCACCGCCGCCGACCTCGACTCCACCGGCCGTGGATCCGTCACCGATGTACAGCTTGTTGGTGTCGGTGACGAACAGCGGTTCGCCCTGGACCGGAGTGAACGAAGTGCGGTCGGCCTCAACACCGCGTCGAATCTGAAGTGCCATGTTTGCTCCTTAGAACGAACCGTAGTCCGTGGTGCCGTCGCCGGCCTCGAATGTTCCGTAGTCGTTGTTGAGATCGAAAGCGTCACCGAACAGACCGTAGTCGTCGTTGGCGGTAAGCCCGGCACCGGCTCCACCTGCGGGGTAGAACTCGATGCGTATAGGAGTCCCTGCGGTGAACCCGTTATTCGGTACGGCGAGCGCAGAGCTGGTGACAAACCCGATGTACTGATTCGCCGGGAAGGCCGCTGAGGCATCCGTGTCGTCGCCGTCCACCGCGTTGAACACGCGAACCTGATTTCCTTCGGTATTCGGAAGTCCGATGTACAGCTTGGTCTGCCCGTTGGCGAACGCGGCCAGGAATGCGTTCTGCTCCACCGCTTCGCTGGATCCCCCGCCGGATACAAGGTTTCCGGCATCGACAAAGAACTGCGGACCGGTGACTCCTGCGGCCGTCCTGCTGAAGAAGATCCGGCTCAGGAACAGCGATGTATTCGTGGCTGAAGTCTCGAAATACTCCGGACTCGTCCACCGGGTGAACACGGGATTGGTAAGCGTCTGGCTTCCGTCGTTCGTCGGGCTGTACACACTCAATTCCGCGGTCATGTAGATGTCGGCAGATCCGTATGACTGGAACTCACCGAGCGGAACACTACCTCCCGGAACCATCGCCGCTGATGTAGCAACCGACATCGGCCCGCTGGTGGAACCAGGGGTCAGACCGAGGAACTTCATCAGCGTGTTCATGGATCAGACTCCAAGGAAACCAGAGGTCGTGCCGGATGTGGTCGTGATGTTCAAACGCATCTCCGGCATCAGCGCGACCACCTTCGCCAGCGATGTGTCGGTGTTTACGATGACGGCGATCTCCGTAAACGCCGCGGCTCCGTTCAGCCTGCCCTCCAGCTTGGCCGTTCCAGATTCTCCGAATGTGGCCTGAAACACGCCGACCTTCTCGTCACCCAGCACGAACTTGTCGAATGGGCGGACGCTGGCCTGCACCCCCGCGGATGCGCTGCTTCCTAGTGCAATGGTTCTCATGGCTATTCCTTGAGTGGAATGAACTTGACGACAATTCCCGCAAGGAAGGAGATGATCGCGGCGGCACCGAGCAGCCACGCCTTGCTTTGCTCCAGATCCCTTACGCGCACATCGAGCCGCTGAAGCTCCTCCTGCTGGACCCGCAGAGATGTCATCATTGAATCGACCTTGCCTTCCAGTCGGCCGAGCGCGATCAGCACCTCCTCGTTCACGGCGTGTACTCCGTCGCCTTGATGATGTACAGGGTGTTGGCGACGGGCGCGGAGATCGTCGGAAGCAGGAAGCTTCCGGCTGCGCCTCCGTACAGATAGCCGATGGCGGTGAACAAAGCGGGGTATGTCGTTGAGCTCACCGTCGCGCCGTTGCAGGCCAGCCACCCCTTCGGTGCCGTGGTGCCCGCGTACAGCTTGATGTCCCCCACGGCCATCAGCTGATTTGTATAGGTCCGGATTTCAGACAGGTTGTTCTCCGTCTTGAGAACGCCCTCGGTCTGAACGGCTTGTACGGTGTTCAATGGCACTACGATACCCTCACGGCGAAGAAGGTGATCTGGCTGTAGCTCTTGGTGGAAGCCGAGGTGAGATTCAGCAGCGCGGCGACATTTACCGCGGTGCCGGAGTTACAGCTAGCAATGAATCCGCTCTGGTATTCGGAGTTGGATCCAGCCGTGGCCAGGCCGCTCAGGACGATGGCCCATGTCCCTTGGCCGGACTTCGGGCGGATGCCGATCCCGTATGAGTTGACACCGGTGCTTGCGATGCCGTCGAAGATCGTTGAAGGGGACCCCGAGGTGTCGTTGACGGTCGGTGCGTTGTTCTGCGAAACATCAATGCACCCGCCGATTGCGATTGACCCACCCGCAGAAACCGAATCGACATAGGACTTCGTAGCCGCATCCGTCCCCGCCGTCGGCGTTCCCAGGTCGGTGATCTTCTGACTCCCCATCGACAGCGATGCGTTCGGCGGCAACAGGCCCGACAACGAGAACGCGGACAGGATGGTCCCGAAGTTGGCGATGCCCTTGCTTCCGGATGCGTCCGCGTACAGCATCCTGTACGAGCCGGTCCCGCTATCGGTGAATCCCGTGCCGCGGAGCTGGGAATACGAGACCGAGTTGTCCGCGATCTTCCCGCCATCGACCGCTCCGTTTGCGATCTTCCCGTTCGTAACGGCGAGATCCGCGATCTTGTCGGTGGTGACGGCGTTGGCCGCGATCTTTGACGAGTCGATGGCACCGCCTGCGATCTTCCCGCTCGTCACGCCGAGATCAGCGATCTTCGCGGTAGTCACCGCCTGATCCGTGATCTTCGGCGTGGTGACGCTCGGCTCCGCAAGCTTT